ATTAATTTTCACGCGAAGCCAATTTTTCAGATTTTTGAAAAAGTTTTTTCTGATTTTTTGAAACTACTTTCCTGATTTATGGATATTTTCTGATTAGATCAAATTAGAACGGGGTTGAAGCAATGAGCAGGGCAGACGAATTAAAAAAGCTATGCGAGAACATAGACGGCGCCGCGAAGGTCGCGACGGATCAGCTGGTAGATGAAATTATATTTATTGAAGATCAGCTTAAAGAGTTACGCCGGTACCCGTTTATTGCTGTCAATCCGAAAAACCCGCAACAGCAAAGGCCGACGCCAGCCGCAAAGCAGTATAAAGAAATGCTGCAGCAATACAGCGGCTGTATTAAGATCCTGCTTTCAGTTATTGATAACGACGGCGGCAAAGAAACAAGTCCGCTACGTGAATATCTTAACGCTATGAAAACCGGCGGACTGGAGTTGCGGTGAGCTGGCTAATAGAATACCGCGAAGCTATCAGACGCGGCGAGATCATAGCCGGCAATGAGCTGATTACAGAACTTGATAATCTGATTAATGACATGGATGATCCGCGGTACATTTACGATACCACAGACGCCGACATGCGCATTAACTTTATGCAGGGCTGTATAAGACTTACGAAGTCACCGTTTTATAACAAGCCAATGCGCTTGATGCTTTGGCAGAAAGCCTATATTGAAGCGTTGTATAGCTTCAAAATGGCTGATAAATTCTATACTGACAATTCAGGCAGGCGGCGAAACGTTGACCGCTTCCAGGAAAGTATATTACTGATAGCAAGAAAAAACACGAAGTCAGAAACCTGCTCCGCGCTTATATTAACAGAAAGCATTATAGGCAATGAAGGCGCTGACTTGGTGTGCAGCTCAAATGATGATATTCAGGCGTCGATACTTTACGACGCAATTGATACAATGCGCTTGCTGATTGATCCAGAACAGCTTGACACCGCGAAAAATCAGCGCTTTATTCGCATACTGCCGACGAATTCAAAGATATTTAAATTAAGCGACAGAACGCGAAACAAAGAAGGGCGCAATATTGATTTTGCCGTAGTTGACGAAGTTCACGAAATGAAAACGAACGTGATTATTAAATCAATACAGCAAAGCCAGAGTTTAAAAGACAACCCGAAACTTGTTTTAATCACAACAGAGGGATTTGTAAATGACGGCGCGCTTGATGATGCTTTGAAAACTGCGCGTGCGATCATACGCGGCGAGGACGACGGCGTAAGCGCTGAAAGATTTTTGCCGTGGCTGTATACGCAGGATTCAGAAAATGAGGTATGGACTGACCCGAAAACGTGGCAGAAAAGCAACCCGTCACTTGGTACAGTAAAACGCTGGGACTATCTTGAAAAGCAAATTGATTTAGCGAAAAAGAGCAAGTCAGACCGCATATTTGTTTTATCAAAGGACTTTAATTTCAAGCAAAATGCGGTGCAAGCGTGGTTAAATACTGAGGATTACAGATACGTAGCAAAATACGATCTTGACGACTTCCGCGGGGCGCTTTGCCTGGGAGCGGTCGATCTTTCAGAAACTACAGACATGACCAGCGCGAAGCTGTTATTGATGCGTAAAGACGATAAAACAAAATACGTACATCAACATTATTGGATACCGGAAAGCAAGCTAACCAATGCCGACGACCTGCAGGCCGGCGCCAAATACAAAGAATGGGCGCAGCAAGGTCTGCTTACTATCTGCGAAGGTAATGACATAGAGCTGTCAGCCGTGGCGGACTGGTTTTATGATATGTACGTTGAACACCGCTTTAAATTATATAAATGCGGTTATGACGTCAAATTTTCAAAAGATTTTCTTAGGCAAATGGAAAGCTATGGCTTTGAAACTGAAATTGTATTGCAGAATAAGCTTACACTTTCAAATGCAATGAAGCTTTGCGAAAGCGATCTTAAAAGCCAGTATGTAAACTACAATGAAAACGAAATTGACCAGTGGTGTTTAGGCAATGCCGCTATGGAAATGGACAATTTGGGAAATGTGCAGGCGGTAAAGATAGCAGGGCAACCCGGTAAAAGAATAGACGGAGCTGTAACTCTTATAATTCTTTATGAGATGTACCGCCGATATAGAAGCGACTTTGTAAAGATGCTGAAATAATGAAATGAGGTGTGATTTTTGAAATGGTTTGATAATTTATTCAGGCGAGCGCCAAAGAGCAACAGACCAGCGCCGACAATGGACGGCTGGACGCCGTGGTTTAGCCAGTTTGGCACCAACATTTACGCCTCCGACGTAGTACAGCAAGCTTTAAAGTGCATCGTTGACGAAATGAAGAAATTAAACCCAACACATATACGGGTAAAAGATAATGATCCGGTACCGGTAAAGGGTGGCTTGCAAGATGTACTTGACCAGCCAAATCCGTTAATGACATGCAGCGAATTTATCGAAAAAACGACCTGGCTGTTATTAATGAATTACAATGCTTTCATTATACCGACATTTTACACCTGGCAAGATGAAAACACGGGCGCCGAAAGACGTTATTATGACGGTTTATATCCTATTAAACCGGCTAACGTCGAATTTATAGAAGACGCCAGCGGGGAGCTGTTTGTAAAGTTTATCTTCTTAAACGGCTATGAAACAACAATCAAGTATTCAGACTGTATTCACATAAGATATAACTATTCTGTTAATCAGTATATGGGTGGGAATCTTCTGGGACAGCCTGATCATGAAGCACTTCTTAAAACTCTTGACCTTAACAACGACCTTTTACAAGGCGTGGCCAAAGCTATGAAGGCAAGCTATGCGATTAACGGCATTATCAAATATAATACATTGCTTGACGACGGCGCGACGGAAGCAAACTTGAAAAAGCTTGAACAGAAACTGAGAAATTCAGAAAGCGGTTTTTTGCCGCTTGATCTTAAATCAGACTTTACGCCGCTTGAACGTCGTACTAACTTGGTAGATCAAAGCACGCTTAAATTCGTTGACGAAAAGATATTGCGAAACTGGGGCGTTCCGCTTTGTATTCTGACGGGGGACTATACGTCTGATCAGTACGCCGCTTTCTATCAGAAAACGCTTGAACCAATCATAATTTCATTTACACAGGCGTTTACAAAGAAATTATTTTCACCGCGGGAGCGATCTTTAGGCAATAAGATTGTATTTTACCCAAAAGAGCTTGTATTTTTAAACATGACGCAAACGCTGGAAATGATTAACTTACTATCACCGACCGGCGCATTGTTTGAAAATGAAAAAAGGACGGCGCTTGGACTAAGGCCGGCGCCTGAGCTTGTCGGAAAGCGTTACATGTCGCTTAACTGGATTGATGCTAATGACGCGTCAAGATACCAGACCGGCAGCAATGTTAATATTGACGTGGTAGACGAAACAAAAACTGAAAGCGAGGTTTAAAAAATGGCAGTTACATTAAACGGACAGACCGGCAGTTATCTTTGTGTATCTTCAGACACAAAGCCGGTACAGACTGACAGCGTAAAAATAGCACCAAATCAGTTGCTTGTTGAATTAGATACAGGTTTAGTATATTACTGGGACGGCACTAAATGGGCAAAGTTTGGCGGTGAATAAATTATGAATATCGTAGATTTAGCAATTTTAAAAAAGATGGTCGCCGGCGGCGGCGGAAGCGGTACCGATAATTATAATGATCTGTCGAACCTGCCACAGATTAACGGCGAAACACTGGCCGGCAATAAGACAGCTGCAAATCTGGGCTTGCAGGACGCTTTAACATTTGACAGCGCGCCGACTGAAGACAGCACAAATCCGGTTGAATCTGGCGGCGTATATAATGCACTTGCTGGCAAGCAGGATAATTTAACCTTTGACGGCGTTTATAACGCGTCAACAAACAAGGCGGCCACAGAATCAACAGTAACCAATGCAATTGCTGGACTGGACGTTTCTGCGTTTTCTGTTGACGCCGACGAAACAATTTCAAGTATTTCTGAAACTGACGGTAAAATATCTGCAACAAAACAGGATATAGCCATTGCATCAAATCAAGTTGTGGCAATGACTGGATATACAAAGCCGTCAAGCGCACCGGCAACACCTGCAATTCAGCAGGGCGATACTGCAAATACAGCATTTGGAAAGCTTGAATTTAAGGCTGACACCAACCAAACAAATATTTTGTATGCCTTACAGACGGGTGTAAAGAACGTTTTACCATTTACAGCCACATCAATGACAGATGATAACGTTACATTTACACGTAATTCTGACGGCAGTATTACCGTAAACAGCAATGGTGCTATTTCAGCAAATAAGAATTTGGCGTTTTTTGAAGGTAAAATGTCCGAACTTGTCAAAGAATCCGGTGATTATGTATTATATGGCAACAGTTCAAACAGCCGTGTAAAAATGTGGTTTTACTATACGGATAACTGGTCAGGGGTTTTCGATCCAGATACATCAGAAACTGATACATATATTATCCACAATATAACAAAGTCAGATAGACCTGTTATAGTGCGTGTTAAGGTTGAAAGCGGTACAGCACTTTCAAATGTAACGATATATCCGATGATTTGCACCAAAGCCGCATGGGATCAAGAGCCGAACGTATACAGACCGTTTGCTAGACAAAATTCCGATTTGACACAGGGCTTAGCTGAATTAAATGCTCATCCATTCCTTACTGTACCGTTTAACCATAATATGGTGTATCGTGGCAAGAATCTTGGTGATACACTTACAGATGCACAGCATACAGCACTGTCGGGTGGTAACTTTACAGATCTTTATCTTGGTGATTACTGGACTAAGACAGTGACTATTCCAGCAGGTACATATACAGGTGGTGATAGTACAGAAGTCACTGTTCCAGCACAAACAAACATCACACTTAAAGCTGTAATAGCTGACTTTGATACTTTCTATGCCGGATATGCTTCAACTTATGCT